CTTCGGTCAAGACTTGGAGGTGTGGAAGGCTCCATCCTCGACAACTTTGGCGGCGAATATGAGTGGGACAGGTGGACGGTAAAGTTTCATGCAGCCAGAGGCCGGGACAGCGGAAAGGTGATCCGATATGGTAAAGATCTGACGGACCTGAAGCAGGAAGAGTCGATCGAGGATACTGTTACAGGTGTTGTGCCTTACTGGGCAAAGGATAATGACGGAGAGACACAGCTTGTGACGGCATCCCCTGTCTATACGGAGAACGCATCGAAGTTTCCCTACCGTAGGACAGTGGTCCTTGACCTTTCATCCGAGTGGCAGGAAGCTCCGACAGAATCTGCGCTCCGGTCAAAGGCCGCCTCCTACATGAAGGCGAACGGATATGGCGTGCCCTCCGTCAACATCTCCATCAGCTTCGTGGCTCTCTGGCAGACAGAGGAATATAAGAACATCGCGCCACTAGAACGAGTGAATCTCTGTGACACGGTGTCCGTGGAATTCCCGGAGCTTCAGGTTTCAGCAAAGGCCAAGGTCATCAAGACTGTCTACGATGTCTTGAAGGATCGGTATTCCTCTATCGAAATCGGAAGTGCCAGATCAACCCTGTCCGATGCTATTGCCTCTCAGAACGCGAGAATGGAATCACAGGAAAAATCAAACCGAGCCTTCCTTGAGTCTGCTATCAAGCATGCGACAAAGCTGATCTCCGGAGGCCTTGGCGGGCATGTCGTGTTTGGTCTCAATGCAGATGGTCAGCCGGATGAGATCCTCATCATGGACACTGCTGATAAGAACACCGCTGTCAATGTGCTCCGGATCAACATGAACGGCATCGGCTTTTCTACCTCCGGCTATCAGGGGCCCTTCGATACCGCATGGACGATCGACTCTCGCTTCTATGCGGACTTCATCACTGCCGGGACTTTAAATGGTAATCTCATCAAGGCAGGGACAATTACGGACAAGAAGGGCAAGAATTACTGGAACATGGAAACCGGCGAGTTCAGGCTTTCTTCTGAATCAAAGGTTGGTGGGAAGACCTTCACGGAGCAGTATAATTCTCTGCTTTCCGAGGCTCAGTCCAAGGCTGAGGAGATCGCAGATGAGAAGACAAAGACGGCTTCTGATACCTGGTCTAAGGAACTCGCCGCACAGATCGATGGCAAGATCGCGACCTACATGCAGGATGAAGCGCCTGACGGGGATGGCCTCGATACCGGTGACATCTGGTTTGATTCCTCGAATGGCTACACAGTCTATCGCTACAACGGGCAGGCGTGGATCAAGGTGAAGGATGCCGGGATTGCGCAGGCTCTGCAGGATGCAGCGAACGCGATGAACAAGGCCAATACGAAGAACACGATCACTGGTGGGAAGACAGCTCCGTCAAACCCTGTGACCGGGGATATGTGGATCGACTCCGGCAATGACAACAAGCCCATGATTTACAACGGATCGCAGTGGATCTCTTACCGGGATGCGACGATTGCCAGTTCCCTCACGGCAGCCAAAGCCTATGCGGATACCATCAACAAGAACCTGAACCAGACCGAGATCTTCAACCGGCTGACAGACAATGGCTCTCTTGAAGGCATCTACATGGAGAACGGCAAGCTGTACATCAATGGCACTTACATCAAGTCCGGCAGCATTACAGCAGATCTTATCAAGGCAGGAATTATTAAGGTCCAGACCAGCGATGGCGCTGAAGAGATCGACCTTGGTGACAGCATCAAGATGACTTCTGCCGGGATTGAGGTGACAACCAACTGGGGAAACTACATCGAAATCAAGCCGGATATATTCAATGGTATTTCGTTCACTGGTGATGGAGATAAGGGAACGGGTAAGGCTACCGCAGTTGCGAGGAACGGGATTCTAATCAAGAACAATAGTGATGAGCTCTTGGGGAACTTTCTTCTTCAGTATCCGTCCACGTTTATTGACGATGACTCAATCAGGATCTCGGATGCAATGATGCCGAACCGGTATGTCATACTCAGCACAGATACCAGTGGCACCTATGGGATCAGTACTTCGGGCAACTTCTACTGCGGTGGGTCGAAGTCAAGACTGGTGGATACGGATGATTATGGCCAGAGGCTCCTGTATTCCTACGAGACACCGACACCGATGTTCGGAGATGTAGGCGAGGGGGTCATCGCTGATGATGGGCTGTCTTATATTTCCATTGATCCGATCCTTGGCGAGACGATCGCGACATCCCAATATCAGGTGTTCCTGCAGGCATACGGAGAGGGGACCTGCTATGTCAAGGAGAGGAACGGAGCCAACTTCGTTGTGGCAGGAGATCCCGGACTTTCCTTTGGCTGGGAGATCAAGGCAAAGCAGTCGGACTTTACGCAGAGGAGGCTGGACCAGTTTTATACCACCAATCCTGAGACGAGCAGTACAGACTACGCGCAGGAAGCAGTGGAGCATATCACAGAACTTAGCAAGGAGAGATCAGTATGAAGAAGGCTACAGCAATCACATTTTTTAACGATTCCGTGGGAAAGCGGATGAGCATGGTGTACAGCGAGATCGACGAGAAGACCGCGAAGATCGTATCCGATAACAAGAGAACGGATATCGTGGTCACAGACAAGGATGTGCTGGCCGCCATGGGTACCATTGAAACGTATGTGCAGAACTACATTGACACGATCGAGGGATGAGTATGGATGTAAGAGAATATGATCTGAACCTGATCCCGGGCAGTGTACCTGAGATCGTCAAGATCAACCAGTACGACAAGGGCATCTCCTTTGTCTTTACCATCTATCAGGGAGAAAAGAAGTTTTCGATTCCGGCAGGATCAACCGTGCTGCTCACGGGTACGAAGCCGGATGGACTGGGCTTTACCTATGATTGTACCTTCTCCGGAGCAGTGGTGTCTGTCACGATTGGAGATCAGGTCGCAGTACTGAATGGAAAAGTGGACGCTGAGATCAGCATCATCTCCGGCAGCTCTGTCCGGCTCGGTACGGCAAACTTCATCTTCCTCGTGGAGCCAGCAGCCTTGAGAGACGATACCGCTGTATCTGATTCGGACTTTCCGGCTATCGTGAAGGCTGCGGCTCATATCGATGACGCGAAGAAGTATGCGGACAATGCGGCGCAGAGTGCAAAGGATGCGAAAGCTTCTGCGTCATCGGCGGCCAGTGCAGCGAAGAATGCCATAGCGGATGAAGTGACAAGAGCGAAGGCTGCAGAAGCGGCAAATGCCAAGGCCATCACCGATGAGACGGCAAGAGCAAAGAAGGCTGAGCAGGCAAACTCGGATGCCATAGCCACAAAGATGACCACTAAGACCTATGATGCAGATGGCGATGGTATGGTCGACAATGCTGCCAAGGTTAATGGACACTCTGTAGAGTCTGATGTTCCTGCTGATGCTGTTTTCACGGATACGGTCTACGATGACAGTGCTGTAAAGAAGAGCATTTCAGATGAGACAGACCGGGCAAAGAAGGCTGAAGAGGCCAACACCAAGCTTGCGAATGATCTGAAGACAGGACTCACGAGCGGAACGGTAAAGGTTGCAAAGGCTACATCAGCTGATTCCGCAACAGCTCTGGGCAGTGTTACTGCTAAGTTCTTATACATTCCGGACAATGGTGCGAGAAAGAAGTATTTGCTGTTCTATGACATTTCAGAGTGGATTTCCAAATCTAGGGATGCCGGGACTTACGCCTATGACGGATATTTCTTTTCCAGAAGAAGCGGTGGATTTGTCAGCAATAATTACACAGGAACTCTCAGCATGGTAGCTTCGTACAATGGCATGAGCGGCTCCACTCCGATCAAGTCTGATGATTCGCAGTCACTTCGACTGCGCACAACGTCTGAAATTTACAAGCCGGTCATTCTGCACAATACAAGTACAAACAAGTATTACCTTGCGCTTGAGACATATGGCAATGGCAGAGATCTGGTATTGTTCGGAATCTTTCAGGGGACCTTTGTGGGAACGTGGGTTCAGAACGTGGGGCAGTCCTTAACACCCGGAACTCTGCCGGACGGGTATGAACTCTACAGTGAAGGTTATGTCTCCATTCCCTATGAGCGGGCAATCGCTGATAAGAATGGCAACGATATCGCAGGCACTTACATCAAAGATCTGTCGGCATCGGGAAATACTATCACGTATACAAGAGGCGATGGTACGACAGGAAATATCACGATTGGCAGCTGATCAGGGAGGTGATCATCATGGACTGGATACTGAAGTACTGGATACAGGAGCTCTTCGCAGTCATCATCGCGGTCCTTACGTGGTGTGTGAGGAAGCTCCGGAAGAAGAAAACAGAATATGACGTTCTACGGGAAGGAATTCTCGCTCTGCTGCATGACCGGCTCTATCAGGCGTGCAGCTTTTTTATTGCCCGTGGCTGGGCGACGCTTGATGACCGGGAGAACCTCGAGTATCTCTACAGGCCATACAAGGCGCTCGGCGGGAACGGCACGGGAGAGACTTTGTACCATACGGTAGAGAAGCTGCCGTATCAGAAAGAGGAGGAGAAGTGATTATGGATTTTGGAATTGCATCAGTTGCGGCGATTACGGTGATTGCCTATCTGGTAGGCGCAGCTTGTAAGGCAAGCAGCAAGGTACCGGATACATGGATTCCGGTGATTTGCGGAGTTGTCGGTGCAGTGCTGGGAGTAGCTGGGCTGTATCTCATGCCGGATTTCCCTGCTGCTGATATTGTCAATGCGCTGGCAGTCGGTATTGTATCGGGCTTTGCCGCAACCGGAATCAATCAGATCTACAAGCAGGCGAATAAAGCAGATTGAGGAGGTGATCCTTTATCTCGGCAGTCCCTCCGTAAATGGGACACGGGCTCACAGGCAGCGATGCTTGCGGGCCTTTTTTGTTGCACTTTTTTAGGGGGTATAGCATATATGAGCAAGACAGAAACAGCCATCAGTTGGATGGAAAATACAGCAAGAAACAACGCACATGGATATGACCAGGCACATCGCTGGGGAGAGCAGGGCGATTACGACTGCAGCTCCGCAGTAATCACAGCCTGGCAGACGGCGGGAGTTCCGGTCAAGACAAAGGGTGCCACTTACACAGGAAACATGAAGGCTGCCTTTCTTGCCTGCGGGTTTAAGGATGTAACTGGCAGGGTCAATCTGGCGACTGGCGCCGGACTGGTCCGGGGAGATGTGCTCCTAAATACCACGCATCATACTGCCATGTACTGCGGCAATGGTCTGGAGGTCGAGGCTTCCATCAATGAGAAGGGCGGAGCAATCGGCGGTATTCCGGGCGATCAGACTGGCAGGGAATTCCTGATCCGGTCCTATCGAAACTTCCCGTGGAACTGCGTACTCCGGTATCAGGAGGCAGCCAAGATCACTGTAGAGGAAGCGGCAAGAGGTGTCCTCAGTGGCAAGTACGGCAATGGTGATGACAGGAAGAAAGCCATCGAGGCGCTTGGTCTGAACTACAACACTGTCCAGAGGAGAGTGAATGAGCTGATCCGTGGTCAGTCTAAGTCTGTGGACCAGATCGCTCACGAAGTTCTGCAGGGCAAGTGGGGAAACGGCTCTGACAGGCGCAGGCGCATAACGGCAGAGGGATACGACTATTCTGCTGTGCAGAAGCGGGTCAACGAGCTGCTGAGGTAAAAGTCTTCATCTTTTTTCACTAGCTTTTCATGTTTTTTCACTTTTTTTCATACCCTCCTGTGTGGTAAGGTAAGATTGAAAAAATGAAGGAGATCCCGATGTGGGAGTCAGAAACACCTGGCTTCTGCACCGGGATTTTTTATTGCCTTCGTTCAAAAACAGAAAACCTAAGCGTTAATTATCAACAATTTGCTCCCACGACGGAGGGCACAGATTCTCCGTTTTATGGGGGCAGATCTGCTTGCTATAAGCCGCGTAAGAGCGAATATGTTTACTACCCAAAGGAGGGGTGAACATGGAAAAAATCAGAGCAGCGGCTTATTGCAGAGTCAGTACAGATCAGGAATTACAGGACCTTTCCTTCGAGAGCCAGTGTAACTACTATCGCCAGCTGATCGAATCAGATCCTGCGATGGAGCTGGTCGATATCTACGGAGACCATGGCAAGTCGGGAATGCACATCGATGGCAGGCCGGAGTTTCAGAGAATGATCGACGACTGCAAAGCAGGAAAGATCGATCTGATCTATTCGAAATCTGTGTCCCGCTTTGCAAGGAACCTTTCGGACCTCCTGAAGACGCTCCGGGAACTGAAGGACATGAATGTGTCCGTTGTCTTCGAGAAGGAAGGACTTGATACCAGAAGCGCAGCCTCAGAGCTGATGCTTGGAATCCTTGGCACCATTGCGCAGGAGGAGAGCCACAGCCTTGCCACCAACATGCACTGGGGCAGGGAAGAACGTTTGAAGAAGGGACAGCCTTATGGTGCAGTTTCCTACGGCTACCGGGATCAGGGTAAAGAGCACACCTGGGTGACAGTACCGACTGAAGCGGCACAGGTGAGACTTGCCTTCCGGTTGGCGAGTGAGGGAACACCTTATCAGGAGATTCGGAGGCAGCTGGTTGACCTGCAGAAAGAGGTCGGAGGTGACCGGCGCTGGAGTCAATACAACCTCCACTACCTGCTGACGAATCCCTACTACACTGGGGATTACATGAACAATAAGACGACGGTTATCATCCGGGACCATAAACCGGTCAGGGTGGAGAACGACGGGCTTGCGGACCAGTACTACATCGAAGAACACCACGAGGCACTGGTCAGCCATGAAGATTTTGACTTTGTACAGGATCTACTAAAGCATGGCTTGCTCAATGCCAAACGCTGCAACTTCTCGGATGAGGAGAAGAAACTGCTGGAAGAATGCCAGAGAAGGAGGGAGCTGCATGAGAGAAGCGACAAGAACACAGGTCAGAAGAGCAGCGAAGTCGGAGCCTAAGAAGAAACTCCGTGTGGCTGCCTATTGCCGGGTCAGTACGGATTCTGACCAGCAGGAAATCAGCTTCAACACCCAGGTCGAGGTTTATGAGAAGAGGATTCTGGGAAATCCCAACTGGGAATATGCTGGCGTCTATGCTGACGAAGGTCTCTCCGGCACCAGCGCTGCAAAGCGAGTAGAGTTCCAGAGGATGATGGAGGATGTGAGAGATGGCAGAATCAATCTGATCCTGATAAAAGACCTGAGCAGGCTTGGAAGGGATTATCTGGAGACCGGAAATTATATCGAGAGCATTTTCCCGTTTCTTGGAGTACGGCTGATTTCCGTGAATGACCATTTTGACACGGACGATACAATGAACGAGAATAAGGCTCTGGA